TCTCATGCTCCTGGTGAACGTGCGCGCCAGGCTCACGTACCAGCAGCGCCTGGACAGAGCTCTCACCAGGCGCACCAGGCTCGATTTCTACGAGCCCCTCACCGCGCACCTGGGCGAGCAGCCTGTCATGGCCTACGAGCTCTATTATCCCCCCACGTCTGTTGACGCTGTGTGGGGTTGGCAGGAGCGAGCTGCTGAGTACCGTTTCACGCCGAGCTATGTCTCGGGCCTTTTTCGTTCGGATGTTTCCGGGTCGCTTGATGCCTGGCACCTCGCCCTGGACTACGATTCTCCTCCGACCCATGACGGTACCTGGGTGCAGGACAACCCGGATATTTCTCGTGTGGTTGCTTTGCCCGAGCAGCCCGAATTCCTGGTGGACCTTGCTATTAAGGGTTCCAAGATTTCCTCGATGCCGGTGTACTCTGTGCCTGGCTTGACGAGGTTTTAGGTGTCCTGGCTTGGTGAGCTTATCGGTGGTTCCGTTCGGGCGTCCGAGCCCGTCCGGGATGTCATTGAACCAGGCGCTACCGGAGCTTCCACTGCAGCGGATGTTATTGAAGCTGCAGGGGATGTCTCCGGTGCTGTTGGTGATGGCTTTAAGTCTTGGTGGGACGTTCAATCCGGCAATCGTGATCGTAATTTCAATGCTGCCGAGGCTGAGCGTAACCGACAGTTCCAGGAGTACATGTCCAACACCGAGGCGCAGCGCCGTGCCGCTGATCTGGCTGCTGCCGGCATTAACCCTCTCATGGCCGGCAACCTGACTTCGAGTACTCCTTCGGGTTCGTCGGCCTCGCATTCAGGTTCATCCCATCCCCTGGGCGGTTCCATTCAGTCGGCTGTTTCCATGCTGTCGGCTGTGACCGGTCTTCGCGAGTCCGTTGCGCGTGTTGCGCAGATGCGCGCCCAGGCTAACAAGACCAACGTCGATGCGCTTCACACAGCGGCTACTCAGCCAGGTATCATGGCCAAGCTTGCTGCCGAGACTCCGCATATCGAGGCGCAAACAGGCCGCGATATTGCTGAGACGAAGCTGACCGCTCAACGCGGTCAGCAGGTTGAAGCTGCTACCGCCCTGGACAAGTTGCGTCTTCCTGAATTTGCAGCTCGAGCTGCTGCTTGGAAGCGTAACCCTGCAGGTTATTCTCATGCCGCCCTGGTGCCGTCTCATGCGGCCCAGCTGTCCTATTTGTTCAGCCCAGGAGCGAACACGGATGCGCCGTTGTCCTCTGCCTCTGATCTCCTTTCCAGGAAGATTGGCAGTGATGTTCAACGCAACGTTGTTCGCCAGAAGACCTATCGCAAGCTTCAGTCCAACTATTACACAGGGGGGAGGTGATTTCATGTCTCGTTCTGCGATGTCATCCCGCAAGGTGATTCGCGGCAGTCGGCCCGACAAACGCAACTCGTTGCGCATTTTGCGCGGCGGCTACCGTATTTAGGCCATGCCCTGCTATGCGCCCGTCCGCATTTCCAGTAGAGCGGTTGGTCATCTGCGCATGCGGCTCCAGGAGGATCAGGTTGTTTCCTGTGGCCGGTGTGTTGGATGCCTTCTCGCCCGCGGGCGTGATTGGACGGTGCGCTGTATGCATGAGCTCGATTCGCATGCTGAGTCCTGGTTCCTTACGTTGACTTACAAGGACGATTCCCTTGTTGTTAATCAGTTTCTGCCTTCTCTTCATCCTCCCCACCTTCAACAATTCTGGAAGGACCTTCGCAAAGCGATTTACCCTGCTCGTATTCGTTTCTTTGCTTGCGGTGAGTATGGGGACCGCACACAGCGGCCTCATTACCACGCCATTGTCTTTGGACTCTCCATTCCAGACCGTACTTTTTATTCTGTTCGCAACGGCAATACACTCTACAAGTCCGAATGGTTGAATGACCTTTGGGGACATGGTGATGTTGTTATTGGTGATGTTACCTCTGATTCTGTAGCTTATGTTTGTCGTTATTGCCTCAAGAAACTGCACGCTCAGAGTTCTGACGTTGGCTATCGTGCCTCTGGCCGCGTCCCTGAATACATCGTTATGTCTCGTCGCCCTGGTATAGGGCATGATTTTTATTCTCGTTACTATTCTCAATTTTTATTTCGTGATTCTGTTTCCCTTTCTTCTTCTTTTTCATCTCGTCTTCCCCGTTATTATGACAAGCTTTATTCCCGTTTTTTTTCTTATCTCGATTCTCCTGATTTCGTTTTTTCATCCCTTTCTATTCTCTCTCCTCCTCCTCTTGACTACACTCCGGAGTCTATCACAGCTCGTCGCGTCCTGGCTGCCCAGGAGCGCTTTGACGAGTCTCTTCCTTCGCGCCTTGCTTCACGGCGCGTTGTCCAGGAAGCCCGCCTTAGCCGTCTTCCTGTTCCTGTTCACTAACCATCGGGCCGTCAGCCTGGCGAAGCCAGGCGAGGCCCAACCCGGCCGGACAGGATGTCCGCTTTTTCACCTGGCGTTAGCCGTGCCGGATTTTGCTATACTCCTTTTAGCCCCCCTAATTCAGGGGGGGTAAACATCGGAGTTCTCATGCGTCTTTATGCTGTCCACGATTCCGTCGCTGGCGAGTATCTCGCCCCCTTTAGCGCCTCCAATGACGCGGAGGCCATCAGAGGTTCCATTAACCTCATTTTTCAGCCTAACTCTAAGTTCGGGCATCATCATGCCGACTTCTCTCTGCATCGCCTCGCGGACTTCAACCAGGAGCAGGGCGTTTTCACCGCCGAAGCTCCCGCGATGCTCGTTACCTTTTCCGCTCTCCACGCGCAGCATGTTGCTGCGCGCGGTTCCCAGGGAGGTTCCAATGTCCAGCAGTAAGCCCAAGCCCCGCAAGCGCCTTTCGGCGCGAACGCCGCAGCCCCGCGGCTCCGGCGTTTCTCCTGTTCAGCAGTCCGGCGTCAAGGAGTCCTCCGCGCAGTTCATCGTCGATATGGCGGCTAAGCGCCAGTCGATGCTCCCCCAGGGACAGCGTCAGCCGCGTTACGAGGACTTCTCCACCGTGTCTCACACGGATTTCCACGCGGCGATGAACCTGGTGCAGGATCTGCGTGGTCGTTTCGCTTCCCTGCCTTCCAGGACCAGGGCGGCGTTTAGCAACGATCCGTATCAGCTGCTCCGCGCCCTGGATGATCCCAAGCAGCAGCCTCGCCTGGTCGAGCTCGGTCTAAAGGAGGCGCCCAGGAAGGCGCCTCCTAGCCTCTCGGACCTCGCTGATGAAGCCGCCTCTCGCGCGGTCCAGAAAGCCTCCCAGGGAGGCTCTCCGGGCTCGGAGAAGGCCCCCAAGGGGGGCCAGGGCACATAGTTTCCTTGATTAATATGTGCCCAGTGACTCCAGCTGGGGTTATTTGACCCCGATTTTACTCTGGAGTCACGTTTTCACCCCCTGGCCTGAAGGCCCGGGGGTATCTTTTTTCTGGTAGTTTACACCTTCTCTCCTGGAGCGTTTATGTCGTCAAACACCGCAGCTGCTGCCTCGAGGCAGCACAACTTTGCATCACTTCCTGGTCAGTCGATTCCGCGATCCAAATTCGACATCGACTTTCGTCATCCGCACACTATCGATGCCGGTTACCTGGTGCCCATGTACTGGGCCGAGGTTCTTCCCGGCGATCAGTTCAATTGCCAGGTAGGCGCCCTGGTGCGCCTCCTCTCGCCTCTCAAGACTCCGATGATGGACAACCTGTACTTTGACTGGTTTGTGTTCTTCGCTCCCAACAGGTTGTTGTGGGACAACTGGCAGAAGTTCCAGGGCGAGAAGGCCAACCCCCTCGACAGCACGGATTTCGTGATCCCGTATCTTTATTTCGGTCCTGGTGGCGGTCCTTATACCGTCGCGGTCGGCGGTGTTGCCGACGCGCTAGGGTTTCCGCTCGGATCAATCGACGTGGAGGACGGATACTACGTTACGGCCCTTCTCCATCGCATGTACCGTCGGCAGTGGAACGAGTGGTTCCGCGACCAGACCTATCAGAATTCCGTCACCGTCAGTCTGGGCGACGGTCCTGACGTGTTTGATTCTGTCGACGGGCTTCTGCGTCGTGGCAAGCGCCACGATTACTTCACGTCCGCCCTGGACGCGCCCCAGTCGGGGCCTGGCGTTCCGATTCCCTGGAACAATGCCGGTGAAGCTCCCGTTTACGGTACCGCTCCCGCAAACTTCTGGGACTACGATGCGAATTCTTCGAATTCGCTTACCAACACCGCCGAGGACACCAACCAGGAGGCGATCTGGTTGGTGAATCCTGGTGCTCCTGGTCACTCTTTCGGTTTCGGCGCTCCGACCGATGAGTCCGGCGAGTACACCTCGAACATCTACGCGGATGTCGGCGCGATTTCCGCCGACCTTAACGCTATGCGTCTCGCTGCTGTGGTGCAGCAGATTTACGAGCTCGATAAGCGCGGCGGAACCAGGTACGTCGAGTCCCTTCGCTCCAGGTGGAACGTCGACGCCCAGGATTACCGCCTGCAGCGTATTGAGTACGTGGGCGGCGGTCAGTCTACCATCGGAGCTCACAACGTGGTGCAGAGTTCCGCGTCCACCGAGGACGAGCCCCTGGGCAAGCTCGCGTCCTACATGAAGGGAGGATTTGCTTCCTCTTTCCGCTATCAGTCGCGTGAACACGGGTATCTCATGCTCCTGGTGAA